TACAAGAACTAAAAGCAGAAGTAGACAAATTGAAACAAGAATGTAAATGTAAAAATTAGTATATTTATATCTTAATCATAAAATTAATAAAATGTCAAAAATTACAAAAGAAGAATTAAAAGAATTACAAGAACAACAAGGTAAGCTAAATGCTATTAAGCACGACATAGGTTTGTTAAGCACACAAATCCATAGCTTAAACCATATGTACGCTGATGAAATTTCTAAACAAGAAGAATCAAAGAAATCATTAGAAGAAAAATATGGTAAAATAAACATAGACCTAAAAGATGGGTCATATGAAGAAATCAAAGAAGATAAATAATGAGTTTACAGGATATGAAATTGTATGCAATAAATTTTTCAGCTTTTACGTTGAGTTTCACAAACATTGATATGGTATTAAAAATAATACTACTTACAGTTACAATCCTGTACACAACTCACAAATGGTATTTAATGTATGAAGAAAATAAGCGAAAACATAAGCTATAAGGAAGCAGTACGTTCCGAAACAGCAAAACGTTTAGGTATATCAAATAAACCTAAAAAAGAACATATTGAAAATATGGAGTTAATTGCTGAAAAAATCTTTCAGCCATTAAGAGAATGGGTTAACCACCCTATAAGAATTAATAGTTTTTATAGATCAGAAGAATTAAATTCAAGAATTGGTGGTGCTATTTCATCTGCTCATAAAGACGGTTTAGCTATTGATTTAGATTCTTTAGGTGGCAAAACTAATTTAGAAATGCTTCATTACATAAAAGACAATTTAGACTTCGATATTTTAATTAATGAATATCCTAATGAAGAAGGCGAACCTAAATGGATTCACGTTAGTTGGAATAAAAAGAAAAACAGAAAACAAGTTTTAGAAATAAAACGCAAAGGCAGATACTACACTTATACAGGCGAATGTAAAAACTGTAAATGAAAAAAGTAGAATTTGCTATAATTGAAAGGTTTGCTCTTGGCATATTAATTGGTTTTAGTTATTTGCCAGAAGATGAGCATACTAACTTTACAGAGTTAAACATTTATGTAGTATTTATAGTATTACATTTTAAATTTTATAATAATGCCAATACCTAAAAAAAAGCAAGGAGAACAACAAAAGAATTTTATGATGCGTTGTGTTCCAGAACTTATGAAATATCACAAAAAAGATCAGGCAATAGCAATGTGTTATGATGCTTTTAAAGGTTCAGTAGAATTAGAATCATATAATGACTACCCACAAGGTGCAGTTAACAACGCTAAACGTGCATTAAAATGGGCAGAAAAAAATGGATGGGGTTCTTGTGGAGAAGCAACAGGAAAAAAAAGAGCATCACAAATAGCAAAAAAACAAAACATAACAAGAGATACTATAGCAAGAATGGCATCATTTAAAAGACATCAACAACATAAAGACGTTCCTTATTCAGAAGGGTGTGGGGGTCTTATGTGGGATGCTTGGGGAGGTTCTGCTGGTATTAACTGGGCGATAAACAAACTCAAACAAATAGACAAATAAATGGCAACAAAGATTAGTGAAGATACTAACGTACAATTAGATTTAAAAACTATTGCAATGATCATAGGAGGTGCTGTATCTCTTGCAAGTATGTGGTTTACATTACAAGGCGAAATATCTGATTTACAAAACAAGATAGATTCTTTTAGTGGAGATGAATTTGTACAAAGAATGGAGTTCCAGCTTAAAGACGAATTAATACGTTCTAACGTTATACAAATTGATAACCTCACAAAAAATTTAAAAGAGGATATACAAGAAAATAAAGAATCAATTAGAGATTTAGAAATTAAAGTATTTAGAAGATGAAACATTTATTATATGTTCTTTTTGTATTATTGGTGTGTTCGTTAAATGCACAAGAAACAACTGTTCTACAAATCAATGCAAAATGGAATTATAAAAACAATTATGATTTATCAAGCATAAAAAATGCTGTAATTAAATTTAGTTACTTAAAAGACCAACCTGCAGACATAAGAAAAAACATAACAGCAGTTCCAGTAATTGCTATTATAGATAAAAATGGTAAAATCAGGATGCAGTATGTAGCTGATCTATCATTTAAAATTCAAGCTACAAAACAACAAATACAAGAAACAGTTAACATTATATCAAAAGAATAATTATGGAATTTATAAAACATCTTTTTGGTTTATGTGGCGAAAGTCATCTAAACATTTTTACAATAATAATAACACTAATTATATTAAAAATAAGTTATGAAAAATATTTTAGCAAAACTATTTGGAGGAGCAGGAGGTAGTATAGCAGAAAAAATATCTGGTATTATCGACAAACATACTTTTAGTAAAGTTGAAAAAGCTCAATTTGAAAAAGAGATGGAGGAGATATTTATAAAAGCTGAACTTGATCTTGAAAGAGAAATAACAAATCGTCACGCAAACGATATGGCAAGTGATAGTTGGTTAAGTAAAAACATCAGACCAATGCTTACTATATTTTCTTTAGTTCTATATACTCTATTCGCTTTAATAGACGGAAACATAGGAGAATTTAACATAGCTAATCAGTATGTAGACTTACTTGGTCAAATAGTTATAATGAGTTTAGGGTTTTACTTTACATCAAGAGGTATAGAAAAAACAGCAAAGATCATTAAGAAATAATGGCTAAAGGAATTAATATAAACACATATAAGAGCAAATCAAAGAAACGTAAAGGAATTCACGCTAAAAGTAAAATGAGTGCCTTAAAAAGCTCTAAAAACTATTTTAAGAAATATAAAGGTCAAGGTAAATAATATTTTTATATATTTGTTTGGCTTATAGCAAAACTTGCACAACCTAATAAAGATGGACGGTGCTTGGAACAGGTAATTAAATTATTTCTTTTTTGTAGGCTTTTTTCTTTGTTTTTCTTTTTGTCCTTTTTCTTTTTCTTTCTTTTTAGTTATTATGAATTGTATAAAATGTAAATACAAAATGCTATATTTAGGTAGTAATCAAAACGGTTATTATTACTTGTGTAAAAAATGCAATAACGTTATACCTACAAATGAAAAAATTAACAAGAAGTAAACTAATTAAAAAACTTGACAAAGTATTTAGTTTATATATTAGACAACGTTATGCTAAAAACGAAATAGCTCAATGCTTTACTTGTGGCAAAAAAGATCATTATAAAAAACTTCAATGTGGGCATTTTCAAAGTCGTAAATATTATTCTACTCGTTGGGATGAAATAAATTGTCAAGTACAATGTGCAGGGTGTAATGTATTTAAGTATGGAGAACAATTTGTATTTGGAAAAAATTTAGATTTAGAATACGGAGCTGGATGTGCAGAATCACTTTATTACAAAGCAAAACAAATAACTAAATTCTCCACACCTGAAATTCACGAGTTAATAAATCGTTATAATATGTTAATAAAAGAGTTAAACTAATTTTTATATTTATAGTGTTCTGTTACATTTGTCTTGTATAAAAAGGGGTTAATTCATTTTGACCCTTTTTTTTTGCTTATTTATTAAAAAAATTGTTTATATTTATAATTCATTTAAAAATTATATATATGACTAAAAACAGAACCATAGCCTATGAACAACACTATGTTCAGGTAGGATTTTACCAAAACTTTATCAAAAACAAAGAACAAGAAATCAAAGACTTGAATAAGAAAAATGATTTACTTGAACAAGAAAATGAAGTTTTAAAAGCTAAACTCGAAGTTGAACATTCTAATAACTTAATGAGATTATGAACAAAGAAAAATTAGCAGAACTTTATCACAAGTACGAGTTATCTAAAGATGACTTTTTTAAACATCAACATTACACAATAATTACAAGACAAGGAATCGACAAGATTCAAGCTATAGAACAAATCTCTATAGACTATGAAGTAATTAAATGTGAAACTAACTTTGCAGTATTTAAAGCAATAGCCACAAAAAACAATAAAAAGATTATTACGTTTGGTTCTGCTTTAAAAGGTGCATCGTATAATGAAGGTAATTGTCAAAGCTGGTATGTCGCTGAAATGGCAGAAAAAAGAGCTATGTCAAGAGCTGTATTAAAACTAACAGGGTTTTATGAACTTGGAGTTTTTGGAGAAGATGAATCAGATTCATTTAAAAAGAAAACTACAAAAGAAGAATTAATAAATAAAATTAAAAACAATGGCTGACAAAATATATAAAGAAAAAGATCATCATCCGTTTGAAAATCAAATTTTTAATCACTATAGAGAACAAGCAAAAGAAATAAATAAAGCTATAGAGTTATTAGTAGAACATAACTACAGAGTTATTGACCTTGAAGGCAAATGGATTACAAAAGAGAATATTAACTTAATTAAAATCAATAAATTATGAGTGCAATTATCAATGCGAGTATTAGGGTCGATAAATTACCTAAAGAAAAATTTATCAAAGGTAAAGATGGTGCAGTTTATTATAACTTAACCATTTCAGTAAATGACGATACAAGATACGGAAACAACGTGGCTTTAATGGATTCTCAAACAAAAGAAGAAAGAGATGCCAAAGTACAAAGAAACTATCTTGGTAACGGTAAAGTAGTATGGACTAACGACATTATCAAGTTAGCTGAAAGAGAACAAGAGAATACTACAGCTCCAGTATCTAATGATTTACCATTTTAAGAAAACAAAATAAAATTTATTTTTTTGAAGGGGTTTTAAACGACCCCTTTTTTTTATATATTTATATAAATGCAATTAAGACTCGACGAACAACAAACAGTACAATATCTTGCAATGCAATCAATAGAAGAAGATTGCACAATAGATGTAAATGAAAAATTAGAATATCCTCCAGTAGCATTGTCTTTTGGAGAAACATTAATAAAAGGAAGAAATAAAGATATGCTTTTACCAATACCTTTAGGAACTTATGGAAACTTTAGTTTTATACAAGCTCCTCCAAAGACTAAAAAGACATTCTTTATATCATTACTTGCATCAGTTTACTTATCAGACCAGAATCATTTTGGAGGTAATTTAAAAGGACATAGACAAGGCAAAGAGTTAATACACATAGATACAGAACAAGGTCGGTGGCATTGTCAAAGGGTATTTAAAAGAATTGCTGAAATGGCAGGAACATCAGACGACTACTTGACTTATGGTTTAAGAACTATTGGTTATAAAGACAGAATTGAATTTATAGATTATTGTTTAGAACATAAAGCTAAAAATGCTGGTTTACTTATTGTAGATGGTATTGCAGACTTATGTGCAGACGTTAATAACATTGAAGAATCTAATGCTTGTGTTCAAAGACTTATGGAATGGTCATCTAAATATAACATACATATTATGTGCGTAATACATTCTAACTTTGGAAGTGATAAACCTACAGGTCATCTTGGAAGTTTTTTAGAAAAAAAAGCAGAACTACAAATACAATTAGAAGCAAATACAGTTAATAAAGAATGGATAACAGTTAAATGCAAAAGAAGCAGAGGTTATGCGTTTGAGACATTTAGTTTTAAGGTAAATGAAATGGAACTACCTGAAATCATTGGGGATTTATATGACCCTTTGGAAAACTAAATTATGAAAAATTACTTATCGGATATATATAAAAAGCATCAAGTATGGATTGACATTGTTTGCTCCTTTGGCTGTAATAAAGAAACAGCAGAAGATATTACACAAGAAATGTACATCAAAATTCAAAAAAGAATAAACAAAGGATTAGATATTGATTTTGGAGATGACTATAATTATTACTATATTTTTAAGACATTAAAATCTTTGTTCCTTGATTTAAAACGCAAAGAGGCTAAAGTCAATACGTTATCTATAGACAATATGAGGGATTTTTTAGCAGACTTTGATGCAGCTAATTATGAAGAAGTCTATGCTACAATACAAAACGAACTAAACAATATGTATTGGTATGATAAAAAGATATTCGAGATCATAGAAGGTGGCGAAAGTATTGCACAACTTTCAAGAAAGTCTGGCATACCTTACTACTCACTTTATAATACTTATAAGAAAGTAAAAGAAAAACTAAAAAAATTATTATGACAATAGAAATTCCTAAACAACTTAAATTAAAATGTTGGAATTATTTGAAAAATAATAATATGGGTAACAGACATTCTGCTAATGGAAATAAAGAAGAACAGTTTGTAGGTTTGATTGGAGAAGTATTAACTAAAAAAATATTTAAGAAAAAGCATACGTTTGAAAATGGTTTTGATGGTGGCTATGATTTCATACATCGCACAAACAAAATTGATGTAAAAACTATGGGAAGGACAGTAGATGTTAAAGATTATTTTGTACATAATTTTATAGCCTTTCAAGAAACTTATGATTGTGATATATATATATTTAACAGCTTAAATAAAAAAACAAATAACCTTAATATATGTGGATGGATTACAAAAACAGATTTATTTAAGAACGCAATATTTTATAAGAAAGGTACAATAAGAAAAAGAAGTAACGATACGTCTTTTAAAATGAAAACCGATACTTATGAAATAAGAAACGATTTATTAACTGACATACAAGAATTATTATGAAATTAGGAGATTTATTAGAAAAAATAATAAGCATAATAACTATAGGTCAAGGCAAACGTATAGCTAAATACATTGCAAAGAAATTAGGTAAAGAAGATTGTGGATGTGATGAAAGACGTGATTCTTTAAATAAGATAAAAATAAAAAGATGGTAAAATTTAATAAATATGATTTCAAAGACTGGGAAAAATTTAGGCTTTCAAAAAAATCAACTATTAGTCGTGAAGAATTTAAAATGGTATGTCAGTTCCACGCAACCTATTACGATCATAAATACTTCGAACCTTGTACCTGTAACCCCAAACTAATAAATAAATGGATTAGTGAATTAAATATTGTTTGGAACAATGGGAATTGAAACAATAAAAAAGTTTGAAAAAGTATTAGTTGCTTTCTTAAATATGGATGGCTGGGATTTAGAATGGACTGGAGATGGTTTTAAACATTATGACGCTTGTGGATTCACAAAAAAAGGAAATCCTTGTGTTATAGAAATGAAATTTAGAAACAAATACTATGAAGAAAAAATGTTAGAAAAATATAAATATGATGCATTAATGAAAATGGATAAAAAAGTAGTAAAGCTATATTTCGTTAATGACCCTAAAGGTAATTATCTATATTGGTTAAATGCATTAGAACTTCCAGAACCAGTAGATATGTACTGTCCAGATACTACACTATGGACTAAAAAAAGATTACTCAAACCTGTTTACTTACTCAAGGAAAATCAAGCCACAAGAATAAATTTAAATTAAAATATAATGTATGCACGTCTACTGCACACATACGTTTTACTTTCGTAAATGAAATAAATGTTTAACCTTTAATTTTTAATTTATGACTTTTAAAATGACCCCAAGCAACACTTTTAAGGATGACCTAAAAGAAAATCCTAAAGCTGCAATGTATATGCTTAAATCTTTTGTTTATGTTTTAAACACTAAACGTAATGATAAGTATTTAGATTTATGTAGAAAATACTTTGCATTTAAGAAAAATGAATCTGCTGACAATATGCTTACACTTATAGAGTTTCAGCAAAGGTTATTTAAACCTATACTATCAGAAATGATAAAACTTAAAAACAGTAAGCGTCAAGTTGAGTAGACTCGAATATCTATAAAACTTGTAACCTTACAAACGTATAATCGGAATGGATTAAAACCAATTCGAGAAAGCGTAAAGAGTTGAAGTGATATAAACTATGTTTTAGGTGCAACTAAAATATGTAATTCTGACGTGTTTTACAACTCTTATAAACCAGTCTTGTCGAGAAGGCTGGTTTTTTTTATTAAGTATTTTGTTTATATCGTTTAATTAACTATTTTTAAAAAATGATATTGTTAATAGACGCAGACAGCTTAATCTTCGCAAGTTGTTACAGAACAAGAGATGAAGAAAACCAAGACCCTTACTATAGAGACATAGAAGATTCTATTGTAAAGTTTGATGAACAGTTTATGAAGATTGTAAATGATTTAGAAGAACAATACGAAATAGACAAAGTGATTACATTTAATGGAAGCAAAGGAAACTTTAGAAAAATACTAACACCAGTATATAAAGCAAACAGAAAAAAACAAGAGTTACCTCCATTACTACACGATATGCACCAATACGTTAAAGATACATACGACAGTAAATTTGTATATGGATTAGAAACTGATGATCTTGTAGCTAAATACTGGCAAACACTATCAAATGAATTTGGAAGGGATAATGTAATGATTGTAAGCATAGATAAGGACTATAAACAATTTCCCTGCTTAATGTATAACTATCACTATAAAACAAGAAAGGTATTAGACATAAGTGAAGAAGAAGCATTATACAACTTCTACGAACAAATGATAGTAGGAGATACAGCAGATAACGTAAACTACTTTAGAGGCAAAGGTAAAAAGTTTGCAGAAAAATATTTTCAAGATTGCAAAAGTAAATATCAATACACTAAAAGACTATACGAATTATTTAAACAAGAATACAAAGGTAAGGCAAGACAGAAATACGCAGAATGTTATAACCTATTAAAATTAAGAAATGATTAAAGAAAACAAATGGTTTGTTCAAAACGAGATAGCAGAAAAAGTAATAGAGCTATCAGGTATTAATATATTTGAAAGATCAAGAAAAAGGGAAATAGTAGAAATGAGATCGTTATTCTTCTACATATTAAAAAACAAATTAGATATGGGATTGACTGAAATGTCAAGATACTTTGAAGATAGTGCTTCAAGTATAAACCACGCAACTATTATATGGGCATTAAAAAACTATGAACTATATAAGTCTACAAATAAAAGAATACAAGAAATAGAAGAAATGATTATTCTAAAAACTTCTATGAATATAAAAGGAATAAACAGGGAAACTTATTTAGAACTTAAATGTAAAGAACTTGAAGCAGAAATAGAAAGACTAAATACAAAACCAAATGAATCTAAAATAATAGATTTAATAAATCAAGTTCCAAAAGCAAGAGAAGGAGAATTTATTACAAGAATGGAATTAATGATTAAGGGGTGGGAATGGCAGTATAGAGATAGCACAACAGCTTATGCAGGGGAATAAACTAAAAGAACAATCCTTATTAAAAGTTCAATCTAAAATATGGGAACAAAAAAGATTGATAAAAGAATTAGAAGATGACATTGAAAAAGATAATGACATTGAATTTGAAATAGTAGAATTACAATTTAACAATGCTATTAATCAATTAGATATATACGAATACATAAAAAAAGCAATACAGAATTATGACTAAACAAGAATTTGAAGAAACAAAAAAATATCTATTAGACATCTGTCAACAAATAATGGATGTTAAACAACCTGAATACACACAAAAGAATTTAGATATACTACACAATTTTAAATGTTCTGCTGAATTTATAGGTATAGAACCTATGGAGGTATGGGCTGTATTTTTTAATAAACACATACAATCAATACTTGCACACGCAGGAGACCCTACTATGCATCAAGCAGAACCATTAGAAACAAGATATGCAGATGCTATTAACTATTTATTATTAGGCTTTAGCTTATTACAAGACAGACCAAAAAAAGACATAATATCAGGAACAGAATGATATACAATCAAGATTGTTTAGAAGCGATGAAAGATATGCCTGATTATAGTATAGATGCTATTATAACAGATCCTCCTTATGGAACTACAGCTTGTAAATGGGATAGCGTAATTGACTTTAAATTGATGTGGGAACAACTAAATAGAATTATTAAACCTAATGGTGCAACAGTTTTATTTGGAAGTGAGCCTTTTAGTTCTGCTTTGAGGATGAGTAATATTAAGAATTATAAGTATGATTGGATATGGATTAAAAACAGACCTACAGGAACTATGTTGGCAAAAAGACAACCTATGAGAAATGTAGAGAATATTTTAGTTTTCTATAAATCACAACCTAAATATAATAGGCAAATGATAAAAAGAACACCAGAAGAATTTAAAAAATATTATAGGAAAAATAATTCTGAATCTAAAAATGGCGAACAAATGAGATACAGAAAAAACCCTTTAATAAGACAAAGCAAAGATAGGCAATGGTATAAACCTCCAATTCAAACTTTATATTATAATTCTGATTCAAAAAGGAATGGTAAAAGTCATCCAACACAAAAACCAGTTGCATTAATGGAATACCTAATAAAAACATACACTAACGAAAACGAAACTGTATTAGATTTTACAATGGGTTCTGGAACTACAGGCGTGGCTTGTTTAAATACAAATAGAAAATTTATAGGAATTGAAAATAACAAAGAATACTTTGAAGTAGCAAAGAAACGAATAGAACAACATAAACAACAAATAAGAATGTTTTGAAAGAACTAATACAAGACATAGTTATCAATGATATTGATGATGTGGGAAATGAAAACAAAAGAACACTTATAAGACATCGTATTAAATATCTTACTAATAAAGACATAGATGAATTAGCTCTTTACACAGAGGATATGTATAATAAAGTTTTACAAAAAGAAGAAGCGTGAAAATATACAATAGAGATTGTTTAGAAGCTATGAAAGATATGTCAGATAATCAGTTTGACTTGGCTATTGTTGACCCTCCTTATATGGATGTTTTTGTAACAGATAATTGGATAGGCACATCAGCAAAACAAAAATCTTACAAGAACAGGCAAGACACATTAACAAATAAAAAACCAACCGAAAATTATTTTAAAGAATTGATTAGGGTAAGCAAAAATCAAATTATATGGGGAGGTAATTATTTTAATTTACCTATAAGTAGGGGTTGGGTTTTTTGGTTAAAGGGTATGCAAGATAACTATTTTAGCGATGGAGAGTTAGCTTGGACATCTTTTGACAGAGTTTTAAAATGTTTTAATTTTATGTGGAGTGGAATGTTGCAAGGAGATATGAAAAACAAAGAAATTAAAATACATCCAACACAAAAACCAGTTAAACTTTATGAATGGTTATTAATGAATTATGCAAAAGAGGGAAACACAATATTAGATACACATTTAGGTAGTGGCTCAATAGCAATAGCTTGTCATAATTTAGGTTTCGATCTAACAGGATATGAAATAGACAAAGAATACTATGAAGCTGCAGTAAAAAGAATACAACAACATAAGGCACAAAAAAGATTATTTTAAAATAAGTTAAAAATTACGTTATATAGATATATAGAATTAATTAATTAATATTTTATTAATTGTGGATAATAGAAAAAACAATGGAGGACATTCGACAAAAGGCTTTGCAGGGAGACCTAAAAAAGCAGACGAACTAAAGCTAATTGAAAAACTTGATGCCTTAATAGATAATGATGAAGTAATTAAAACTTTAGGTAAACAAATACTAAAAGGAGACAGTAGAGCTATGAATCTATATTTCGGTTATAGATATGGCAAACCTAAAGAATCTGTAGACATATCTTCAAGTGATGGCTTTAACGTAAACTTTAGAGACCTAATCAAATTTAAGTGATTGAAATAAATAAAAAGTATGCTCCTATTGCTGAATCAGATGGGAGGTACTTTATTGTAACTGGAGGACGTGGGTCTGGTAAATCATTCTCCATAAACCTCTTATTAGTTCTTTTAACTTATGAAGCTGGGCATACTATACTGTTTACTCGTTACACTTTATCTTCTACTTATATTTCTATTATCCCTGAATTTATTGAAAAACTTGAACTGCTTAAAATCTTTGATGACTTTCATATCACAAAAGATGAAATAAGAAATAAGCGTTCTGGGAGCAAGATAATCTTTAAGGGTATTAAAACATCATCTGGAGATCAAACAGCTAATCTAAAGTCATTACAAGGCGTTACAACGTTTGTATTAGACGAAGCAGAAGAACTTACTAATGAAGATACATTTGACAAGATTGATTTGTCAGTAAGACAACAAGGCAAACACAATAGAGTAATACTAATACTAAATCCTACAACTAAAGAACATTGGATATATAAAAGATTCTTTGAAGATAAAGGAATACAAGAAGGCACAAATGAATCAAAAGATAATATCACTTACATACACACTACCTATTTAGACAACTTAAAGAACCTATCAGAAAGTTATATAAACCAAATAGAGAACATTAAACAACGTAGACCTGAAAAATATAAACATCAAATGCTTGGAGGGTGGCTTAATAAAGCAGAGGGTGTTATATTAACTAACTGGTCAATAGGAGAATTTAAAAAAGTGGGCGTTAGTGTATTTGGTCAAGACTTTGGATTTAATGACCCTAACACATTAGTAGAAACTAATATAGATACAACAAGAAAGATTATTTATTTAAAAGAATGTTTTTACTTAAATGGTTTAACAACAACAGAAATAGCACGTTTGAATATGAAACACGCTACAGACAATTTAATAATTGGAGATGCAGCAGAAAAAAGACTGATCTATGAATTAAAACAAAAAGGGTGTAATATAGTTTCTTCAATTAAAGGAGCTGGTTCTATAACTTATGGAATATCATTATTACAAGACTATGATTTAATAGTAGATGAACAAAGCATAAACTTAATCAAAGAACTAAACAACTATAGTTGGCTTGAGAAGAAATCTAACACACCAATAGATAAACATAACCATCTTATTGATGCAATTAGATATGCAGTAAGTTACCAGCTTCA